AAATATTTTGTTATTTTGTTTGTATACATTTGTAAACTATGTTATACATAAGTATACCCAATCAGGGGTACCAAACAACCGAGGCAAAACAACATGGCACAAAATCAAGTATTAAACGAATGGGCAAAACAATTAGCAAAATTAAATGATCAATCATTGATACATTTATGGAATACATTAACCGCACAAGGCACCAACACCGATCCCCAATTGTTGGCCGGTATGGCCGCCGAAATTATGAAACGCAACATTGATTTAACCAACCAATAACAACCAACAACCGAGGCAAACCAATGCAAACCAAAATATTAGTTATTACATACGTATCCGGCAAAATGGAATGGATGCCATACACCGTTGCCGCCCTGGAACACATTACCACATGCCACGATCTAGTGGAATCAATGCAGATCGTACCGATGGGCCAAACCGATGTGCCCAACATGCCAACCAATGCGCGCGTGTTAATTATTGACCGTGTAACGGGCACAATGGAATGGTTACCGATGGATTTGCCAACATTGGAATACGTTACACAATCGCACGAATTGATACAAGCAATGTACATTGTTGAGGGGGTACAATGAACCGCAAACAGGCAAAACACATTGGCGAACAATTCGGGCAATGTATGGTGTATATTGGCATTGCGTTGTTAATAATTCCATTTTTTAAAGCGTTGGCATACGTTGCCACAATTTACAATTCACTATTCTATTAAACGAGGTACACAAAATGTTAGATATGAACAATAGAAAGCACCGCAAATTGGTGCAATTATATGGCCGCGCGGCGGCCAAACAAATGTTGGGCGGGGCGGGATTCGCAACAACATTACACGCGGCGGTGGATGCCTCCAAATACACACGGGCACAATTGGCACGTGAGATCGGATGTTCTAAACCGGCGTTAGATAAATGGTTGAACGGTTCACAATACCCCGCGGTGCATTTCCTGTTAAGGTTGGCGCATGCGTTGTATGCGGTACACGGTGAAAAAGGTAATATTGAAAACCAACAGATCGTTGATCAACATTTTATTGCGTTTGCGCAATTGATTTCATTGGAGCGTTAAAAATGTGGAATTGTTTACACACTGGATTGATTGCGGGGCCACCCGTTGCAATGGGCCGGCCACGTATGAGCCGCGGCGGCCGTGCATACACCCCCGCCAAATCACGCGAATACATGAACATGGCGATCAAACAGATAAAAACCGATTGGGCCAACAAACCCCCGTTGGCCGATAAACCGTTAAAATTGTGTGTTCAATTCATCCACAAACGGCCGGCCCGCATAAAGGTACCGGGGCGTGTATTGAAAACTACAAAACCCGATATTGATAATTTGATCAAAATGGTAATGGATGCAATATCCAAAGCCGGCGTATGGGTGGATGATAATTTAATCGTAGAAATACAATGCACCGATTATTATGCGAATTCATACGAAACACCGCACACAATGTATAGTATTTACGAACACCAACCCGAGGCATAAACAAACCGGGTTGTTATTACCATCCGAGGCAAACAATGGAAATAACAACATTTACACACATGTTAAACGTGCGGGGCCGCAATCAACAATGCACCGTTGATCAATTGGCCCGTGCGTTAACGCATCCCGTTGCGAGTGGATGCGATAAAAAGAATATTCCGATGTGGTCACCAACAACGTTTAATGGCACCCGTAACGGGGCAAATGCCGTTGCCGTGCATTGTTTGGTGTATGATATGGATGATGGTTTAACGGCGTTCGATTCGTGGCGTTTGTTTGGTGATTGGCAAGTGATTGCCCACACATCCTATAGCCACAAACCACATTGGCATAAATACCGCATTGTGTTGCCGTTGGCCCAACCAATACCCGTTGCCGATTGGGGCCGCGCCGCAACCGCCGCCAACGAATTGTGGGCCGATGTTGTTGGCCGTGGTATTCCAGATCAATCGGCCATAAACGATTGCGCACGGGCATATTACCGTTACACCATACCCGAGGCCACGCGCACGGAATCGCACCCAATGCACACGGCCCATTACCACCAAACGGCGGTTTATCTGGATGCGCCGCCGTTGCGGTTGGATTACTCGCACATACCAGTGCCAAAGCGGTTTGTACGGCCCAAGACACGGCAAACAACATTGCGTGGTACCGAAACCAAAACGGTACGCATGGCAATGTTGGATCCGGCGGTGCGCCTCGAGGTTGCAAACCGGATTGGCGCAACAATCAATGGCAACACGGTGCGCAATATCAATTGCCCGAATTGTGGGCAACCTGAGGTTTATTACACCATCGATCCCGATACGGTTGGCGCGGTTGTTTGGCCACGTTGCAACCGACAAAACAAATGTGGGTGGTATGGTACATTGGAGGATCTGATATCATGAAATATTCAACATTGGGCAACGCCGTGCGATTGGCCGCAACGGCAAACAACAAAACATTACATACAATTGCGCAATATTGCCAAGTACGGCCCGCCACCGTAACCCGATGGTGCCAACACACGTACACAATGCCGTTTTACCGCATATACGAAATTGCGGCGGCGTTGGCAACCGATCCGGTGCATTACGATCAATTACTGGTTGAATTTCTAAAGGCACATTACGATTACGAATTTCATAGACGCAAAACGAGGGGTACAAAATGATTAATTTGTATTTGGGTGATTCATTGGCCGCCATGCGCGCAATGGATGATAATACATATAATATTGCCATAGTTGATCCGCCGTATGGATTGGATCGCGCCTCGTGGTTTGGAGGGGCAACACACAACCCCGATCACCCGATGGCCAACCGCCAATTTTTTACAATGGGCGATGTTGGATCGCAATGGGATGTTGCGCCGCCCGTGGAATATTTCGAACAATTGCGCCGTGTATCCCGTAATCAAATCGTTTGGGGTGGTAACTATTTTGCGCCGTTGTGGGCGCATGGCGGCCGGTGTGTGATTGCGTGGGATAAATGCCAACCGTGGCCGAATTTCTCACAAATCGAATTAGCCTGGACAAACTATGACAAACCCGCAAAACTGTTTAAATTCGATAATCGAACCAAAGGCAAAATACACCCAACACAAAAACCCGTGCAATTGTACCAATGGTTGTTGGATACGTTTGCCAAACCAGGCGATCGCATACTGGATACGCATTTAGGATCGGGATCCATTGCGATCGCATGCCACAATGCGGGGTATGCGTTGGATGCGTGGGAAATATCGCCGGAATACCACGCAAACGCGGTTGCACGATTCAACGAACACACGCGCCAATTGCGGTTATTTTGAGGGGCAAACATGATTAATTTGTATTTGGGTGATTCATTGGAGGCAATGCGCGCAATGGATGATAACGCATATGATATTGCCATTGTGGATCCGCCGTATGGTATCAACATCGTAAAACACATGGTACACGATCAACAATCCAACAGTATGTACGGCCAATCATGGCAAAACAACAACAACACGTTGTGGGATAGTGAGATCCCGCCGCCCGAATACTTTACGGAATTGCGGCGCGTATCCCGTAATCAAATCATTTGGGGCGGTAATTACTTTATTGATTACCTGAGCAATACCAAATGCATGTTGGTGTGGAATAAACACAACGGCGGCAACCCGTTGGCCGATTGTGAATTAGCATGGACATCGTACAACAAACCCGTGCGCATGTTCACAATGCATCATTTTGCGGCCGGATACGGTAAAAAAATCCATCCAACACAAAAACCGGTGGCGTTGTACCAATGGATATTGGATAAATTTGCCAAACCGGGGGATCGCATACTGGATACGCATTTGGGATCGGGATCCATTGCGATCGCATGCCACAATGCCGGTTATGCGTTGGATGCGTGGGAAATATCGCCGGAATACCACGCAAACGCGGTTGCCAGATTTAACGAACACACGCGCCAATTACGATTGTTTTAAAAAAAGATTTATATTTTTGTTGCATACATATGTAAACATGTGTATATTAAAGTATACCCAATGGGTAATAACTGATAAACCAAAACAACCGAGGCAACAAACCATGTACAAACGAACCAAGATCCAACCAGTAACCAACCCACAAACCCACACCCGCCCCAATGGGCAAACCGTAACCCGTACACATGCCGTATTGGTATACGTTGCGGGTGCCTGGGAAAAATTAGGCGAATACGAATCGTTGGCCATTGCGCAACATTGGGCCAACCAATACCAAACCAACAACGAAATGTTTAACAGTTTTGCACGGTTGGTATTGCATTACCGTAAATACCCAATTGCAAACGAAAATTACTTATTTTAACCACCAACCGGCCCCAAACGGGGCCATTAACCAACAACCGAGGCAACAACCAATGAATCAAAATCAATTCAATTATCACATTAATAAATTCAACGAACAAATAGAAAAATTGCAACATGTATTGTTTACATTGTACGAATTGCATGTATCCATAGATACAGTAACGGCGGTGCAAAATGAAATGCAAAAAATCATCGATGCAAAATACCAATTTATAAAAGAAAACCAACCAACCGAGGCAACA